CTTAGCCTAGTACGCTCTTTTTTGCGAGCAAGTTCGAAGTCTCTATAGTTCATATCACTCTCCTTTTTACAGTTGAGTGCGTTCCTTCGCATTATGCTACTTCCGTCCCGAACGGGATGAACGTGTAATATTTAGTCAAAAAAATAGGCCCCGAAGGGCCTTATTTTTTAAGAAAAATTAAGCAAAAGCTCTTCTTTTCATGATTTTGTAAGTAGCAACTGGTCTACCTTGACCTACAACTTCGCTGTCGATTACTCTAACATCGAAACCTGCTTCTCTTAGTTCAGTTAATCTAGCACCTGGTGATGCAATATCCATATCATCTCTTAGATCTTCAGATGTAAATGCTTTACCATTACCCCAGTATTTTGCTAAAATTTGTTGATTTTGTGTTCCTTCTTTAAAGAACTTTGTACCAACTGCTTTTGTTGATTTTGACATAATGTTACTCCTTATTATTGTTATTATATGTTTTAACATTAACACAAATATACACTAGTTTCGCGTAAAAGTCAACTGATTTTGGTAAACTAATCTGTCCGTTTTTTTACACGTACTAACCAAATAGTACCATTTTCTGTCTTTTTTTCGTAGAATGTTTCTAAAATGAAGTCTTTTTTTGAAGGCATAGTCAAAAAAATAGGCCCCGTAGGGCCTATTTTGTAATTTATAATTGCTAAGTCTTAGCTGAAGCTTACATTACCATTAGTAATTGCAACTAGACCTAAGTAGTCTGCTGCATTACCAAGAGATGAAGCTGTGTTTGAAAGCTCAACATAACCATAACGAGTCATAAAGCTCACTGTTGGTTCAAATGTTGATGGATCTAACACAACACCGCTTGACATTAACGGAATGTATGGGCAGTAGAATGCCGCTGCATCAGATTCGCTTGAGCCTTTGTATCCAACAAGTACGCCTGTACCGTCACCAGCATAAGAGTCAACGTAAACTCTCATTGCGTTGTTTAGTGTACCAACGAATTTAGTGTTTGTTGGAGCTTCAAAAGCACCTTCAGTTGTTCTAGCAAACGCAGAAGTTGTAGCAGATTGTAGAATTGTTAACGCAAATGGGCTAACAACTGCATAGTTACCTGCACCTCTTCTTGTACGCTGAGCAATCAAGTTTGCAACTCTGTTGATTTGAACTGCAAGAGCTGCATGTTCGTCACCAACAAATGTAGCAGTACCTGAAACAGCTGCCTGATCGTAAGTTTCAGCGGCTGTGCCAGCTAGTGTACGTAGGCTTCCTAGTACTTCCTGATCAATCTCAGCAGTAATTTCTTGTGCTAAAGCAGCCATAATTTCTGCTTCAACATCAATACCATGCTGTGACTGAGCGTCTTGAGCAGATTCAAAAGTCCAGCGAGCTGATAGCTTTCTGGTTTTTGCTTCTACTGTTTGCTTCAAGATTTGAATGCTTAATCTGTTTCCAGCACTACCTTCTAGTGTAGCTGTTGATTCAGCTTTACCAGTTGCAGCACCTGAATACTGTTCAGCTACCTTGAATGGGCTTAATGCCTCTTCACCAGCAACAGTAGTTTGTGTACCGTCTGCTGAGTTTGTGTCCGCATCTGAGTAGCGAACTCTTAGTGTGTGGATTTGACCCACTGGTCCAGTCATAGGCTGAACACCAACAATTTCATTTGCAATAACTGTTGGCATTACACGTCTGATTACTGGAAGAATAACTCTGTTAAGAGTTGCAACATTACCGGCAGAAGTTGCACCAGTAGTGGCAGTCTCTGCCAAATACGATCTTGTATTTTCTAGAGTTGTTGCCATTACGCTTTTCTTTGTGCCTTGTAGGCCTTCAAGAAGTGCAGTTTTGGTATCCTGCCAGCGACTTTCTAATAGTTCTGACATTTGGTTTCTCCTTAATTTAATCCTGCAAGTCTTCTAATGTCAATTACATTAGCACTTGCATTATTGTCACTATCTTGTGTTTCTTCTCTATTGCCTGTGATTTCTTTGCCTTCTGTAATAATTGCCTTCTTCTCTGGAGTTTTACCGTCTATTACTGCCGGTAGGTACTTATCAAACGCAGAACGTAGTCTATTTGTTTGAACGCTTTCCAGTAAATCGATCATGATTTCTTTTTGATCTTTGCTTAAAGGACTGATCAATTCTGCAACTGTGTCCTTACGCTGAGCAGCTTCTGTAATTTTAGCAATTTCAGCATCTTTTGATTCTGCTAATTTTTGCTTTTCTACAGCTTCTACTTTTGCTTCTGCTAGTTGCTTGTCTTTAAGCTCTACTACTTTCATAAGTTTTGCAGTTTCAGACTTTTCATTCAAGTAACTTGAACTATATTCTGTAGCAAATGCTTCGAATAGTCTGCGACCAAAATCGTTCTTTCTTGCAGATTCGATATCTTCTTTGAGTTGATGAATTTCTTTGTTAAGAACTTTGTCAACAATATTAGATACTTTGTCTGCACTTTTTTCAACAAACTTAGTCTTTAACTTATTAAAGTGATCTTTAGCTTCACGTACTAAACGTACTTTTGTTTCAGCTAGGTCTTTTTTGTCTGTTTGGAACTCTGCAATTTCTTTTGCAAGTGAGTCTACAACGAAATCTTCAAGCATTTTGAACTTATTCGCCATGCCTTTTTGATCTTCGTGAAGTTCTTTTACTTCTTTTGAAAGACTCTGTACAACAAAACTCTTTAGCAAATCTGCGTTTTCACGCATTGCAATAGCATATTTTGCTTTTGCTTCTGCAAGTTGCTTACGATCATCAGCAAATTCTGAAATTTCCTCAGCTAGACGCTCTTCAAGCATTTTATCAATAGCATCAACCATTGTTTGCTTGTCATGCTCGTACTTCTGAGCAAATTCTTCGCGAAGTTCTGCTGTCGCAGACATTTTATTTTCGCGAACCTTTGCTTCCCATGCCTCTTCAATTTGAGCCCTGATCTCTTCGGAAACTACGTCATTTTCAAAGAGTGTTTTCAGTGCATCTATCATTACTTTCTCCTAATTTACTGGAGTTTGTTGATTATGTTAATCAACGATTCCTTTAGATACTTTTGTGCCTTGTCATCATGTTTTGTTGCCTGAGCTAGTTCGTAAGCCTTATATCCTCCTCGAGCATTCATTAAATGTTCGTAGATTGGTGTTGGATATGCACCAGGGGCGCTTGGCTGTGCCACAACGTCCACGGTGATTATTTCAAAATCTGAAACAGTATTGCTACCGTCTTCTGATACGTTACCAGAGCCCCTAGATGAAACACCTAGTTTAACTCCGCTTTCAAGCATTGTTTTAACTAGCTGTCCCATTGGGGTTGGTAAGATTTTTAATTTTCCATAACCATTTGCATCGTCCATCCACATTTCAGATATCATGTGTGATACACGATCTAAGTTTATGTTAAGTCCTTCTGGATGATCTACTTCGCCGAGAACTGAATAACCTCCGCTGATTTGATCGTTGAGAGTTTTGACAGCCCTGCCAATTTCATTTACAGGATACACACGCTGGTTAGCGTTGCGTACTCCGCCTTGTATACAAATACCCTTCATATACAAGTCTTTTCCTTCATTAGCAGACTCGACGACCATTCTTGCTTGGTCAAATGTCATATGCTCTCGTAAGTTTCTCATTCATAAAGTCCTTACTTAGCTGCCAATCATTGACTTCTTGTCAGCTGCGTTTTCGGGCTTACCTTTTTTCTCAGCCCCATGGCCCGGCTCATTTTTTGTGCCTTTCTTAGCAGACATACCGCCTGGAGTGTTTCTGTTCCCTGCGTTGTCTTCTTTAGCATTCATGTCACCTAGACCAGCATGGTCGCCACCCTTTTCTTCACCGCCTTTTACGATGTTAGCAGTAGTGCCGTCTCCCATTTTGTTTGGGCTTGCATGTGGTGATTTTGTGTTGTCACCGTTATCGCCCATTGATGCGCTTACTTTTTCTACGTATTCGCGCATTTCTTCGCCTGCTGTTTTAGCTGTAGCTTCTTTGGCTTCTTCTTCTGCCTCTTCTACTTCTTCATCAGCTGCTTCGTCCACTTCTTCATCAGAAGCTTCATCTACTTCTTCGTCTGACTCATATGCGAACATTTCTTCTTTTTCTTCGTCGCCTTCGTCATCCATGTCCATGTCCATGTCATCGTCGCCGCCTTCGTCGCCAGCCATCATTTTTTCAAATTCTGCTTTTAGATCTTCTAGTGCGTCTTCTAGGTCTTCAACACGGTCTTCCATGTCGCCTTCGCCTTCTTCGTCGCCACCTTCTTCGTCGCCGTCTTCGATGTCACCCATCATATCGTCTGCTGCATCGCCGCCCATGTCGTCCATTGGGTCAGCTTCAACTTCAAATTCATCTAGAT